GTTCATTATTATCTAGGATTAAAAGATTCTAAATCAAATCCATCCAACGAATCTTCAGTACTCTCAAAATCAATTGGAGGTAAGTTATTTTTTCTTTGGTTAATCAATTCAGACTGCCTACTAGCTTGAAGGTCAACTCTTTTATCCTTAGCCTTCTCTTTGTCTTTGTCTCTATTCAACATACCATCAACCTCAATTCCTTTTAGTTGCATGTTATACTGAAATTCTAACTCCATCAAGCTTCTCTTAGCTTCAACCTCAGCCTGCATTGTTTTTATAGCATAGTTTGCTTCAGCTTCCTTTAACTGCATCTTAGCTTGTGCCTCAATCTGGAATAGTTGTGCCTTCTGTTCAGCTGCCATTTGTTGTGACTGCATGTTCATCTGGCTTTGCATCTGCATCTCTTCTTGTTTCTGCTTCTGCTGTGCTTCCATTCTTTTTCTACGCTTAACCTTAAGCATCTCATTTGCTAGCTTCATGTTATTGATCATTCTAATGTCAATAGCATCTTCTAAGTCAATTGTTTGCTGCTGTAGTGCAATCTGTATGTTCTTCTCTAGGTTTAGTTTTTGTTCTTCGTCTGGAGATATCTCTATAAATATTCCAAAGTCATGTAGATATAATTCCTTTATCTCATCAAGAATTCCAACGTTATACTTACCTATCTGCATAGAGAACTCCTCAACAAAGTCAGAGTACTCAAGTATGTCTCCAATTCTTAATGATATACAAGTTGCCAATCTTTTTGTTATAGATAGACCAGCCTCTAGTATGTGCCTTGTTGCTGTATTGGAACTTAATGCTGCCATCTTCTGTATTCCAACTAGTGCATCTGGATTAGGTGTTGACCCATCCCTAGCCTCATTTATTCCAGTAACGTCACGAATCATGCTTAAGTTATGATTGTAGTTACCAATAAGTGCAGCCATCTTAGACTGACCACTATTTGTATTTAACTCCTGAATAGGGATTCTAGCATTATTGAAATCACCATCCTGCGTATAACTTCTTCCTATTACACTACCAGTTTGGAAGTACATCTTTAATGCATCTTCTGGATTGTATGCTGCACCTGTACCCAAGTCAACTTCATTTATTCCGTCAGCGTCAATAAAGACTCCATCTGGAACAATTCTAGCCATTACCTGTTGTAGCTTAAGGTGTGTTAGTTGTATCTGATCTGCAAACGGTATCATTCTCTTAACAAGAGACTCAACATTACCCTTATACATTCTAGGTGCGTATGCAATATAATTAGGCATTGCGTTCTGTGAAGCTGACTTTGGTCGGACCATGTTTTTCATCATCTCCCACTTTATCATCTTGTTAGACCCACCTACTAATATACCATCGTACCACACATCCTTAACAGACTCTATCTTCTCGTACATCATCCCTTCCTCAACTGGAGGATTAAATGATGAATCTTTTCTTATTACCTTTTCGCCACCGTTCTCTAATATTTTTTTCTTCCAAACAAACTTCATGTCTGTCTTGTAGTTGACATAAAGAAGTGTTACCACTTCATTTAAAAAAGCATCGTCCTGATACGTTTTTATTATTGGAAAATAATCATACCAAGCAGAACTAGCGTTTCTTATCTCAGTTAATTCTTCATCTGTTAAGTTTGGATTTATCTTTCTTAGCTCGGTATAATGAACCATCTTTACCTCTCCAAAATAATAACAGTCAGAAAAATCAGGTCTTTCAGTATAACTGTGTATCCAGTTAGCAGGATCTACATACTCAACGTTTACGCCATCATTAATCAAAAATGAATGCTTTACTACGCCAAGACCAATTGTAGTCATGTCGTAGTCAATAAGGCTTCTTGTTTCTGAATACTCGTTCATCTTAAGTATAGTATCTATTGCCATTTCTTCCGCAATTTCAATGCTAGGCTTATACTTAAGTTGCATGTACAACGATAATTCCTCATCGTTTTCTGGTAATTCATTTGGGTTAACATTAAATGCATCAACTCCAAACTCAGACTTAGTTAGATTAAGGAAGTCTTTTGCGATCATGTCTGACTCGATCATGTCCTGAAACATATTCTTGTTTTCAGCAGACATAACATCCTGAGCCTCAGCCTTAATTGTAAAAAGTCTGTCAGACATTCCGTTAACAACAATATCAACAAACTTTGGAATAATAGGTATTGGCGACCAGTCAAGATTTAAGTGAGACAGGTCTCCATCTATAGATAGCTCGTTTTTATATTTTTGAATTGGTTGTTCGCCCCTAGCGTATAATCTAAGTGAATGATAATTACCCCATTGATTGTAGAACCTACAACTATTTGTATTTTTTTTAAACCACTCTCCCTCAATCGCCTTTGCTACCTTTAAGCCATATTCAATTGTTGCTTTTTCTTCATCGGTTGCGTTCTGATTTGGGAATGATCGTTGTTGTATTAAAACTGATGGTTTATCCATTATTTTTTTATTTCGCTTCGGTTGCCTGTATTATCGTATCTTGCAAATTTAATACTTATTTTTGTATTTGTTTTCTCTTGATTAACGATGTACTTTTTTGTAGACATAATTGCAAGACCAGAACTAATTGAGGCATCGTGCTTTGTTCTGTTGTTTATATCAAACCTAGCCCAGTCTTCAAGGGTTTTTGTAAAATACATAGACCCCATAGAATCTTGGTCACGGTATGTTCCCTCAAGATCCAGACCAACATATTCTTCAATGTAAGAGCCAATAGCTGACGCATGAGCTTGTTTTATGTCCTCAGATGAGTTAGGTATACCACCGAGCTCTATCTCTGTCCTAGAGAGCTTGCTGTAGTGCTTGTCTGGACGATTAATAGAGAATGGTCTGTATCCTCTATTTTTAAAGTGATACAGTAGTCTTTGCTTATTGTTCTCAATTAGTATTGGCATACCATAAAATACACACGCCATAAGAACATCCTCAAAGAATATCTCCGCTGTCTGAGGCCGTGCTATATACTCTAAAAAAAATTCATTTGTTGGTGCGTTTTCCATGTGAAACTTAGTCATTCCATGAAGAGCACCATTCGATCCACCACCTCCTACAACTCCAGATATGTCATACGGGTCACACCCAAACGATCCAATGTTTTCATTTCCAGGATACTTTAATCCCTTCCTGTCTAACACATTGTTTCTTTTGTTCTGCTCTGGTATCCATGAAACAAGAAATCTACCCTTCTGATCTGGAGTCCACACAACAGTTGTGTCTGGCTTACCGTCCTTCCAGTGAAAGTAACCCCTAGTTAAAACTCTATCCTTAATTAATGAGTCGTTATAGTCAATCTGCTGGTATATCTTTGTCAAGTTAAATAATGACTGCTTTGACTCATCCCTAAATGCATGAGACTCAGTCCTTGGAAACTGACGATAAAATTCATTTAGTGCGTCAGCATCAGACTTCAATGCAGTAACCTCGTTTGTCCACCAAGTAATAACACCGTTAGTTATTTTTTCTCCGTCCATTCCAATAACTGGTGTTTTGGGATCTTCAAAGACTGGCCATCCGTACCTATCAATGTACCCCTCAATATTCCATTCCATTGGGATAAATAATGAATATAATCCCTGCTTAGTTTGACCATTGGCAGATCGTGATGCAGGGTTACTATCGTTAAATAGTTTCTTAAAGTTATCACCACCCTTAGACAATGCATTTGACGTTGAGCCCATCATACACTTACCAACAATCTTTGATCCCAATCTAAGACAGGTCTTTGTTACACGCCAATTGTTTAGAATGTTTTCAGGCTTCTCCCACTTTCCAGATTCGTCATGAACTAGCAATAGTAATTTTTCACCGTCATAACTATTGTCAGCTGTGTTCTTCCAGTCAATCGTAGTATCAAGACCATCAATCTCTTCAGTCTTTTCATCGTCCATGTTCCTTCTTGTAATCTTTGAAGCTGGAACCCTAAACGCAAGCTCGGTCTTTGGATTGTCCATACCGTCTTGAATAGGCTTGAAGAAGAATGGGTAGTTACGTATTATCGGAACAACCTTATCGGTAAACATTTTTTTTGCGTCAGAACCTGTTTTAGATAGTATACCAATTCTAGAGTCACGCACTATAGTACCTGTGCTACAAGACTCAGACGAGCTCATAAAAGAAAATCCAGAACGTCTGTTCTTTAGGTAGCACATACCAAAAGATCTAGCGTCAGCCTTGCAAGCCTCCCAGAAAATATAAAATATCCTGTTTGACTCACGAAAATCAGGAAGTCCAACGTCTATCTTTGTCCACTGTAAGTACATGTAATGACTACCAGTTACGTAGGTAGGGGTGTTATTATTCATAAACCAATAACCATACTCCCTCTTGTCAAACTCACCCTCGACTAAGTCTATATACCGTGACTTAAAAACATTGTCTCTCCTATTCCAATCAAAAATAGTTTTTATTTTTTGTAGCTCTTCAGGGTATTCTTTTGGAGTCCAAACATTGTTAAAGTTGTCTACCTTGTTTGGGGTGTTTGGAAGTGCAACCTTTAGTCCTCCTATTTCGTATATCTCACCTATAGTGCCGTCCTTAGATATTACAACAAAGTCATAGTCACTACTGTATCCGTAAGCCCATGCTTTTTTTTTGTTCCTTGTAGTTACAACACTCTTAGGAACTTGATCTAAAACAACCCTGTATAAGTTATTTTCCATTCTTAGCTCTTCCTTCGGCAAATCCTTGCCTTCCATGATCAATCTTAACGATGTCTACATTTTTATCTTTGTTCTCCTCCTCCTCAATCTTATGTAGCATAGATAGTGCATCGTCAAAGGCTAACTTTTTAGCAGATGCTGCATTTTTTAATTTATCAGCTGTAAGGTCATCCTCAGCATGAGTAATAATTGGCTCCATCAGAACCTTAATAAGCTCGTCAATAGCCTTCTTACCAGCCTCAAGTATCTCTATTTTTTTAGACATATGTTCCTGTTGTACATTCTGTAAACTAAATCACCGTTTATCTTAAACTCATACTCGCTGTCTGGAGTAAATGAAACCACATCTCCAACAGATACACCCTCTAATTCATTATTGGTAAATATTAGTTCACCCCACAATTCCTCAAGACTGCCCAAAGATGAGAACACCTTATCTTCTGATGGGATTGGCTTCACAAAACAAAATGGTGACGGTGCCATCCAATCAGATTCACCTGACTTATACAAATACAATTGATCGTCCTGAACAATAAAGAAGTCGTCAAACAAGTAGTTCCAACTACTCTTTTGTCTGCCCTTCATGTCGTAGTAAAACTTAAATGTGTTGTGATGAACAACCACTATGTCCCCTGGCATTATTGGTCCAGTGTAGTACATTGGTGTGCATATTACCTCAGCAAACCTATTTGTAGATTTGTGGTCCTCCTGTGATGAGCTTATGATAAATGGCTTACCTCCGTAAGTTCTTATATTATCGTACCGCTTTCCATCAACTGGCTTGATGATAAAACAGTATGGTGACTTCATTAAAAATCTATTTTAAACTCTATTGATGTTGGAACGTTACTAGAAAAAGTTTTCCATTTAATTATTTCTCCAGATTTGATTATCCATATAGATATTGATCCAGAGTCATCCTTTATTATGGAATCTATTACCCAAGTTCTATCAAGAACTTCTTGCCCTAACATATAGTGCATGCACTTCATGTAGTCAGGGCCAATAGACACTTTTCTAATTATATTCACCTGTTTGTAGATTTACTTTAATGTCTCCATACTCCTTAATTATCTCATCCTGATAAGACGATAGATCAAAGGCTGCTGTTTCAAGATTTGAAAGTGTAGCGATTTTTTGGCTTTTAAGTCTATTGAAGGTAACCTCAATATCTGCCACTTGAAACTTTAGTTCTCTAAAGTTTGTGTTAAGCTCTACTAACTTAGAGAGCTCCTCTTTTTTTATTTTTTTCATTTTATTAAATTTATTATGCAAATATACTAATTATAATGATCTATACCACCTAAGGTCAGAATGATTGTACTGAAAACATACTGGGGTATCTGCTACCAATGCAACTGGTGATACACCAGCAAATGTGGCACCACTAGAACTCCATGATGTAGAGGGTCGTGCACTTGTAGACATTACAACATACTTGATCCCATCTAAACTAGAATTTGCAGCTGGAAAAGTTATTGCAAAAGTACCTGCTGCTGAACCAGTAAAGTATGTATTCACACTAGAAATTGTAGCTAACGTTAATGCATTTGTTGTAACAATTGAAGGAATGGAGTTAAGTGCTAAAACTGATTGAACAGTAAAGTTTTTTGTTTCTCCAGTTGCATCAGTTCCAAATAGTCTACTACTCGGTGTAGGTGCAGAATTAGCGTAGTCTTGTGTTTTCATTTCCCTTGTCCTTTATATTTTTTTTTATAATTCCTTGATGTCTTTAACTTTGATGTCTTGCTCTTAGCATGAACGCCTGGGCGACTAACAAATCGCACTATTCTTTTACTAGATTCTAATTGCTTTTTCATTATTACAAAGTTACATTTTTTTTATTACTCTTTTATCTCAAAGTGCATCCAGTCATAATTC